ATAATTTTTCAACATCTGTTTCAGTGGTACTACTAATTGCTCCGCAGTGTATTACTCTGTCACATTGTGAAGGGTCTGGATACTTGTTTGGTACATAAGTCCAACCTTCTACCTGATGCCCTGCGTTAACAAGATGACTTGCAACTGCGTGACCTATAAATCCATCAGTACCTGTGACTAATATTTTCATTAATCTTTGCCTTCTTTAGAAATATCATCAATGCGTTTTGTAGTTGTGTCTTTGCTAAATGAAGCGGCTACAAAACTAGCGGCCGCTAACATAGGAATAGTGTAAACCATTTTATCTGTCATATATGCAACAAGGTATGTTGGTACTAAAACTATCACGGCTTGAATTAATCCAATTTTATATTTTCTCATTTAATTTTTCTATTGTTTCTGTTGTGCTATATCCTTCAACTATTGGAAAGATTTCTACTTTTGCAATTTTGTGTCCAACCACTGTTTCAACTGTATAGTCTCCACCTTTGACGATTATGTCTGGACGTATTTTGGTTATTTCATCTATTGGTGTGTCACCGTCAAATATAACAACTTCGTCGATAAATCCTAATTGTTCTAATTGTTCTTTGCGTTTAAATTCATCGTTAATGGGTCTAGTTTCGCCTTTTAAACGTTTTACACTGTTGTCACTGTTTATACCTACTATTAACTTTTTACCAAGCGTAGCGGCGTGTCTAAGTAGTTTTAAATGGCCAGTATGTAGTATATCAAACACTCCATTAGTCCATACAACGCCACGATTTAAATCATCGTTGGTTACTACTGTGACACCTCTTTTCTCAACCACTCTCGAAGCACCATAACAAGCAAGAGCACATGAGTCAGGAACTGTTTTTCCTTTATTCAAACCATGTGCAATAATTGCCATTACAGTATCTCCAGCACCTGATACGTCTGCAACTTCTAAAACTTCTTCTTTGCAATGCCAATGATCAGTAGAGTTTACAATATGAATACCATCAGCGCCATCAGTTACAACTAACCATTCCCAATCGTACTCTTTTAGATGGTCTCTTGCATCTACATAATTAAATTCGCCAAACCATTCAACATATTCTTTCATGTTTGGTTTGACTAAAAATGCACCTGTGTAGTATGAGGGTGATTGTTTAGGATCTACTAAAACTTTTGCACCTTTGCCTAATGCTTTTGCTACTGTGTCACGTCTTACAGCACCTTTGTTATAATCACTTATTACGACTAAATCATTTTCATTGACACTATTAATAAATCTATCTTCTGCTTCGGTACATTCGCATATTGCATCAGTGTCAAATCTACAAATCTGTTGACCTTGTGTGCTTACAATTCTAACTTTACTTGTTGTAGCCTCCATGCAACTAGACAAGTATGAATTAACTTTTGTATCTTTTAATAAATCTAAGAAACCATAACCTTGCTTGTCTTTGCCTAATGGTCCATACAAGTCTACTTCGCCATTTATACTTGCTAGATTAACTGCTAAATTACCTGCACCACCTACGTTTCTTTTGTAACCTCTTTCTAATAAAACAGGAACAGGTGCTTCTGGACTTATTCTGTCCACTGAACCTATTCTCCATTCGTCAAGCATTACGTCACCGTAAACTAAAATGGCCATTACTTCTCCAATAATTGAATTAAATCAAAAACAGTTTCTAATTTAGTTTGATTTGTTTTGTTCTGTAGAGTGTTTTTCAATCCCATGTGTAATGGTTTAGGCCATTTGTTAAAACTTGCCCATGCATAACCATCATGTTCTTCATTAAGTACAGGAATAAACTCTTCATTTACTACTACAAGATATGTGTGAAATTTAAATTTTTCGTCAGTGCTTACAAATGTTTCTAAAGGAATAGTTTTAGTAATTTTTGGTAAAGTACCAATTTCTTCCTTTATTTCCCTTTGTAGACTTTCCCATGGAGTTTCTTTGGTGTTGTTAGTACCACCTACTAATCCCCAAACATTGTTCTGTTTGCTCTGTACTCTATGCAAAAACAAAAAACGTTTAGTTTTTAAAGAATAGAATAAGGCACCACTACAAATAATATCTTGACTCATACTATTAATTATTTAAAATAGTAGGTGCCAAGTGCCGTTTCGGTATTCGCCTTCGAAAGATAGCACCCATTCTTCGCCAGTCCATTTATATTGGATGCCTGTATTAAGATTAGTTTGGTAAATGATGTCAGTATTTTCACTAGCATCAAATAGGATAGACCATTTAGAACCGTCCCATTCTACAATGTCATTTACACTAGCAACAAAGTCTGTGTTGTCTGCATTTTTCCAAGCATCTGGACCGTCAGTATTGCTTGTACTTCCAACATCTCCTAAAAGTAAAAACCTAGTACCAGCATTTTTTTGTACTGTTGGATTAAATGTTGTAGGATCTATGATATAATCTATTTTACTTCTGTTACCTGTTGAACCTGCTATTACTTTATCTGTTGGGAAAGTATCTGTGTCCCAATTTATAATTAAATTTCTATCGTCTGTACTATCAATTGCCACAGCACCATTTATACTTGTTGTTCTACCTGTTCTTGATAGTTGCAATTGACTTAATCCAGATCTAAATACACCTGGCATTGCTTCAACGTATTGTGTCCAAGTTACTCCACCTAATTTTCCTTTGTGAATTAGTTTAGCAACATTGCCCATTACTAGTATATCTAAATTATTGTATGTTGTTACACGAACACTTGCAGTATCTTTACGTTTGACTTTACTATCTTCTTCTAAATCAGTAGTAGGACTTTCAGCACCACCATCACTATATGATTTTAATTCAGGCATACTTTCTCCTAAATTAATTGTTCCTTTACTTTCATCAAATATACTCATAACAATATTTGTAATGACACCAAGTTTTTTAACTTTGGTTGGTGGTGAAATGTATATAGGTGTTTTTAATCCTAATTGACTAACGTCTATTTCTGATTCTGTTCCAACTGGAATACTTCTTGAACTAAAGTTTACATTATCTAATTCAACAACACTTAAACTTGTCCAGTCAACATAGTTATCTGTAGTTTGTATTTCTAGACTAGGATTAAACATCATTAAAATTTGTTCCATGATTTGTAATTTTTGATCTGTATTAGTTGACCAAATATCAGCAGTAAGTTCTAATGTATATGGAGTAGGCATCAAACGTTCTACTGTTACGTTTTTGCCTTGTGTGTTTAAGTATTCTTTTCCTGCACTATCATATGTGCGTTCTCTAAGATGCACTTTACTAACAAATGTTGAATCACTAATTCTATCCCTGTCTAACTGTAATCCTGATATGTAAACACTAATACGTGGTGCAGAAGGAATTTTATTTTCTGAATTATCTCTAAGAATATGTCCTACCTGTCTTGTGATATCACCGTACATAACAGGAACCTTAACCAAAGCACCTTTACCATCTTTGTAGGTAAAGTTACTTAACAGCCTGATCATCTGTGTAACATATCTTCTTATCTGACCATCATAAAAATGTTGCATTAGTTATCCGCCTTTGGTTTTAATGCTTTACTAATTGCTTGTCTTTCAATAACAGTATCGCCACCAATGTTTGTAGTTTTTGTGTTGTTAACAAATGATGTTCTATGTGTATCTCTTGTTGGACTATTAGTTAGCGAATGTCTTACAGCATCTTCAACTTTAACCCAACGTCTGCTATCAAATCTAAATAGTCTGTTAGGTTGGAAATCTGTTCTTAGGAAGTAATCTCCTTCAACACTTGCAGTTGGGAAACTAATACCATGTCCAAATACTTCTCCGTTTGGTGCAAGTCCATCGCCAATTAAGTAACCTTGATAACCACTGCGTTCTGGAGTTTGATTTACTCTACTTGCGTCTAAGTTTCCGCTGTTAACACTTGCATCAATTGTTGCCTCATCGGCTGTTACAAGTTCTGGATTATTATTTGCATCAACTTGTAACGTGTATAAGTGTGATGTATCATAACCTGACTTAGGTGAATCTGCTTCTGCTTGTTTTACAACAGCATCATTAACTTGCATTTCTCTTTCATATGTAGATAATACATCTCTTAAAGTTTGTGATGATCCTTCTTCTGTTGGTAAATCAAGTATTTCTTTAAATTCTTGTGAATCAACAATTTGCTTCATTTTGATTCTGTATAAATGCGGATACCAAGTTTGCGAAAATCCTTCACTTGCTCTGTTTACGTCTTCAACAACATAAAATCTTTTAAGTGCAACACTGTAATCATTTAATGCGTGTTCATCTTTCAAGTGGGGTAGTTCTAATACATCACCTGACATTATTTTTCTACCAAGAGTTTTTACACTATAATTTATAGGCAGAGTCATAAACAATGTATCGTTTTGCAAAAACAAACCAAACTGACTCATGTCAAAGTCAACGTCTTGAACATTGTAAATACCACGCATAACATATACATCAGGATCATACTTTCTATCACGGTTTTCCATGAAAAGCATATCCTGAATATTAGTTTCTTTTACAGCATCATATCTTGGCTGATCAGCAGTAGCATCTGCTTCGTCCGGATTCTTAGGTCCTAGATATTTGTGTACAAATACGTCTGTACCACCCACAGTGAACATCTCCTGTATGGTTTTATCTAGAAATTCGTAATCTTTTCCCTTTTCAGGTTTGTATAAACTCAGTCTCGGCATAGTAATTGTATTTATCGTTCGCATAAATACATATAAGATGAGCGATATTGTAACCCAAAAACAAGAGATATTTGATTATGTGTCCGCAATGCTAGGCGGGGGAATGATCGATGTTGAATTAGATCCACAACACTATGAGATCTCATTGCGTACAGCATTTGACAAATTCCGTCAGCGTTCTGATAATTCTGTTGAAGAAAGTTATATTTTCCTAGATACAGTAATAGATCAGAATGATTACACATTAGCAAATGAAATAGTAGAAGTAAGAAAAATATTCAGAAGAAGCATTGGTTCTAGAACAGGTGGCGGAGACGGTGGTACATTATTTGAACCATTCAATTTAGCATACACAAACACTTATCTATTAGCAAGTTCTAATATGGGTGGACTAGCAACTTACAATATGTTTGCAAGTTACCAAGAATTAGTTGGTAGAATGTTTGGTTCGTTCATAGAGTTTAAATGGAACACAACAACAAAAAGGCTTACTTTATTACAAAGACCTAGAGCAGAAGAAACTTTACTTTTATATTGCTACAATTATAGACCAGACAGCGAGTTACTAAATGATTATCTTGCTAAACAATGGATCAAAGATTACACACTAGCAAAATGTAAGTATATGCTAGGTGAAGCAAGAAGCAAATTTGCCACTATTGCAGGACCACAAGGGGGTTCTACTTTAAATGGTGATGCACTCAAACAAGAAGCACAAACAGAACTTGATAAATTAGAAGAAGATCTTAAACTGCAAGTTGCAGGCGGCCAAGGATACGGTTTCACAATCGGTTAAAAAGTTCTTGACATCCACTAAACATTAGTATATACTATTAACTTAACATTAGGAAATAGTCGCATGATAATTGGCATTTGCGGATTAATTGGATCCGGTAAAGACACAGTAGCACAAACATTAATAGATAACCATAATTTTGTAAAAACATCATTTGCAGATAGACTCAAAGATGCAGTTGCAGTAATGTTCAGTTGGGACAGAGAACTGCTTGACGGTAAAACAGATGAATCACGTGCTTGGCGAGAACAAAAAGACGAATTTTGGAGTGCTGAAACAGGACGTGAAATTACTCCAAGACTGGTGTTGCAAGAATTTGGTACAGAATGTATGCGTGTTGGCTTTTTTGATGGTATATGGGTAAGTTTAACAAAACAACATTTACTACAAAACAAGGATAAGAACTTTGTTATTACAGATGTAAGATTTCCTAACGAAGCAAAAATGATACTAGAAGCAGGTGGTCAAGTATGGCGTGTGAAACGTGGCTTAGATCCAATGTGGTTTAGAGTATATCAAGATATTGGTGTTGAACCTAAAGACGTACATCCTAGTGAATGGGCATGGGCAAACACACACTTTGATGTTGTAATAGATAATAATGGAACATTAGAAGATCTTAAAAATCAGGTACAAGGTCGCCTTGTTTCCAACGTGACCCCACACGTTGCATAGTCCTTTGACAATTAGCACATACAGTTTTTAAATTACTAAAATGACAATCGTTTAGGTTACCATTAATATGGTAAACATTGAACTGAACTTCTTCACCCTTGAAGCCACACTTATCACAAGTATCCTTTTGTCTATAACCTGCCTTATGCCAATTAGGTATGCCATGTCCTTTACCATTATGCATACAAGTTTCACACTGCTTTCTATAATAAGTTTTGTTTCCTTTCTTATAGTTGACAGCCGCTGGTCTTTGTTTACAGTAATTACATAAAGGTCTACTCATAATAGTATTTACCACACCTTTTTGCCCCCTTTTTCAGGCGATATTTACACTAGATTTTGGAACATTCGTATAAATACTAATAACGAAAGATCCAATAGGAGAACAAAAAATGGCAAATTTAGTATCACCAGGTGTACAGGTCAGTGTTATAGACGAATCGTTCTATACCCCGGCTGAACCAGGCACTACGCCGATGATTTTTGTTATCACTGCACAAGACAAACAAAACGGTAGTGGAACAGCAACAGCGGCAGGAACAACAAAAGCAAAAGCGGGAACACCATACTTAATAACTTCACAAAGAGAGTTAACTGAGACTTTCGGTGACCCAACATTTTATACAGATTCAAACAACAATCCAATTCATGGTGGAGAACTTAATGAATATGGATTACAAGCGGCATATTCTTATTTAGGTGTAGCCAACAGAGCATACGTAACTAGAGCAGATGTAAACACATCAGAACTAATTGCAACTGCAACAGCACCAGCGGCAAATCCAGCGGCAGGTACTTACTGGTTTGACACAGGCAATTCAAGATATGGTATATTTGAATGGAACGGTGCATCTGCAACAACAACAGGTGGACAATCTTTTACAAATAAGATTCCGTACATTATAACAGACAAAAACGAACAAGTTGGTAACGATGTTAGTGGTGATCCAAAACCATCAGTAGGAGCAGTTGGTGATTATGCTCTTGTTACAACAACTACTGTTAACAAATTATTCTACAAAAACTCAGACGGTAACTGGGTAAAAGTTGGAACTAGTGCATGGGTAGGTAGCCATCCTGCTGTGACTGGATCTCAAAGCAATCCAACTGTTACTGGTTCCGCAACAATGGTTATTAACTCAACTACAATTACAGCAAGTGGTACTACACTAGCAGATGTTGTAAGTGACATCAACGGTGCTGGTATATCTGGTGTAAGTGCAAAAGCAGTTAATGGTAGATTAGCAATTTTCTCAACAACAAATAACGTTGTAGTTGCAGAAGGTACAGGATTAGCAGGTGAAGTAGGTATTACTGCGGCAACTTATTACTTGCCTAAGTTAGAAATAGCACCTCACACTAATGTTCCTGAATTTAAATCAACAGACACAAATCCAAGACCAACTGGATCTGTTTGGTTTAAAACTACAGAAAGCAACTTAGGTGCAAGAATTAAAGTTAAAAACTTTAATGGAAACACAAACCTTTGGACAGACATAAGTGCTCCGATTTATCCAAACAATATGTCGGCATTAAAAGCACTTGATTCAACAGGTGGTGGATTGAACCTAGCAGTTGGTACATTATACGTAATGTCAAATACAACTGAAGCGGCGGCTGTTGAAGCAGACTTTAAAATTTACAGACGTAAAAACTCAGGTGCAACAACAATTACTTCAAGCATAATTGCGGCACAGGTAAGTGCAGGTACATACGCATTTACAATTAGTGAATCAACTACAAACAGTAATACAATGACAACTCCAGTAACAGTAAGTATTACACCTACTGGGGCGGCTACTGACTCTGAAGTATTAGCGGCAGGAATCAACGGTGCTGGTTTAACAAACGTAAGTGCAAGTGTTGACTCAAGCAACAGAGTTGTTATTTCTCACAACGATGGTGGTGACATTAGATTTGTTGACACTAACGGTGGTTTAGCATTATATGGTTTTAGTGCATACGTAAGTGCATCAAGTGGTACAGCAAACTTATACTTTGTACCAGGCACAAACAGTGCAACTAATCCTAAGCAGTTCTTAGCAAGTAACTGGCAGGTATTAACTTATACTGCAAGTGCAAATGCTCCAACTGCCTTAACAACAGACAATACTTTATGGTACAGTTCTGTTATTGATGAAGTAGACCTTATGATACACAACGGAACAGACTTTGTTGGATATCAAAACTATCAGTCAGGAAGTATTAATTACAACACAACTGATCCATT